ACTTAAGTTTGATCAGGTAAAAGAATATATTGCCAAGGATGAATTCATGGATGGCGCATTAGTATTAAGACTACCTAACATTACCAACATTGTATATGGTCGTGATGTTGGATACAAGATTGAGCAGGTAGATTTGGGGGCAGACATTCATGCTATTAGCGCTACGCAAAAACGTAAAGAGATGGGCATCTAAAGTCTGGAACTTCATCACTAAGCCAAGCAAAATTGAGTGGCCATCATGACAGTAACCAAACAAAGATCAGCCTTAAAAGCAATTACCTGGCGTATAATTGGAACAGCAGATACATTTGTTATATCTTGGTTAATAACCAAAGAGCCAGTTACAGCAGGTGCAATTGCAAGTTTCGAGGTAGTTACAAAAACAATCCTTTATTACTTCCATGAGCGTGGTTGGAATAAAGTTAAATGGGGGAGAAAGTAATGTTTGAATACTATGTAAAGAAAGTAAGTAAGGTCGTTGATGGAGATACCATTGATGTAGATATTGATTTAGGGTTTGACATTTCCTTTAGTTCAAGGGTTAGACTGGCTGGGATTGATACACCTGAGTCTCGTACAGCAGACAAGGCTGAAAAGGCTTTAGGACTGGAAGCAAAGGCTTATTTAAAGCATGCTATAGACAGTGCTAAGTCAGTAGTGATCAAGACAGAGAAAATAGACTCTTCAGAAAAGTATGGTCGTATTCTTGGCTGGGTTTATCTTGATGGAGATACAGAGTCTATTAACGATAAAATGATCAATGACGGTCATGCCTGGGGATATATGGGAGAAACAAAGGTCAAAGATTTTGAGGCTTTGAAGAAAGCAAGAGCGAAGTCTGGTAAATAAATTGCACTTTGAAAACGAAGATGATGCAATTGATCAACTAATTTTATCTGGTGCTCTTGAGGTCGCTGGCATAGATATTAATACAGGTGAGCCAATGTACAACTTTACAGAAAAGTTACTTGAGGTTAGCCCAGAATTACACAAAGAAGTTTCTTTGTATTTTTCTCGTGAAACAATGTCTTTATGGAGTAGTGGGTTTTTGAATATGGATATTACAGAAAAAAATCCAATAGTTACTCTTACTGAAAAAGCATTAGATGAATCAGAAATATCAAAATTAAGCAAAGATAGTCAGATTACTTTAAAAGAAATAATTAGAATTATTCTTTCAGATAAGTAGTATAATTGTTTTGGAGGAATTATGGAATATTTTCTTGGATCTGCTATAACGCTTTTAGCCATGTTTGTTACAACTAGGCTTATTTCTTCACCTAAAAATATTGTCAATAATAATCCAGTTAGATACAGTCAAAGCCATATACATGAAATTGTATCTCCGCTAGTCCCAAACCTAAAAGAATATAAAAAAGTTATCAATCGTCAGTCATCAAAGCAGGAAGAAAAAACGAACATCAAGGTAGTTATTTTTGATGACAAAGCCTACTTTGTAAAGGATGGAACCTTTTATTGTGCAGAAATGCACGGTACAGAGATAGATGGAGCCAATGCAACCCTAGTTGACACAATGGGTATGGATAAGGTACAATTAGATAAGATGCTGTTTATAATGGATCAACTTAGAGACGGGAAGAAGAATGATAGTGGGGATTCAAGGGACCAGTAGTTTTGACGACTACCAGGTTTTTCTTAGAGCCATGGCAGTTACCATGTCTTCTTTGAAAGAAGAAGATCCAGAGTTCTGTATTTACTCTGCAGGGCCAGGTAATGTTAATATGATGGCTATGGAGTTTACTAACCTCTCTGAAAGAGGTTTAAAGGCTCGTGGTAAAAAAATTAAGTATAAGGCTGTGCCACCAATGTGGATAACAGAAAATTTTTCAAACATAAATTACTTTGCTTTTTTAAGCAAAGATGGAGAGCAAGTGTCAAAACTTGTTGAAGATGCAAAAAACAATAATGTCGAATACGGCATTTTTAGATACTAACAGAGAGAAATATAATGCAAATTAAATCATTAGAACAAATGGAAAAAATTGTTACAAAGAACAAGTCTTTACTTTGGGATGGCTGGACAGTGGTCAACTCTTATCCTTCTGAGAAGGGTAGAACAGATCAGCATGGAGCATTTGTCAATGGCAAGTGGCATCTGCAGCGTCGTTTTGTACCTTCTAGGAATGGATGGGATATACCAGACAAGTTTGTGAGTTAATATGCCAAAGCATGAATGGAAAGATGATGCTTTGTGTTTAGACTACGACACAAATATATTTTTTGAAAAGTATGAAGATGATGAACTTCTAAGGCCAGCAGTAGACAAACTTTGTTCTACCTGTGAAGTATCTAAGATGTGTTTTGCTGTTGGTGTTTCACAAAAAGAGTGGGGTATCTGGGGCGGAGTTTACCTTGAAGGTGGACAAATATCTAAAGAATTCTCTAACCATAAGTCTAAAACAGACTGGGCAAACACTTGGCAAAGATTGACAACGGAGCAATAAAATGGAACAGTGGATGAATAACTATGCGTCTTGGTTTCTTGCTGTCAGCGGAGTTGCAGCAATCTATTTTGTTGGTAGAAAACAAATATGGGCATGGATATGGGCTACATTTAATGAGGCTATGTGGGTATTTTATGCAGTAACTACCAAACAATATGGTTTTATATTTGCTGCTATTGCGTATTCAATTGTTTATATTAAGTCATATTTGCATTGGAAGGATGAAGAGTAATGTATACAGATTCAATGAGAAGAGCATTTAGATCATTAAGTGGTCCAAAAGGTTTTGAACTTCAAATTATAGATAACGATAATTTTTTAACTGTGAAGGCAAGTGAAAAACAGTTTATGAGTTTGGGCGGGGAAGAAAGAAAAGAGGCTGTTGAGTATATGGTGCGTGTAAAGAAAGCACTTGAAGAAAATGGAGCCATAGTGCTATTGGTCAGAGAAGGTGGGAAAGATTTATGATTGAGTTTATAGCGTTTTCATTATTTATTATTTTGTTTTTTATATTAGTAGTTAAGATTGTTAAACTAAACATAAAACTATCTTCAACTAAATTGGAATTAATAAAAGCACATATAGATAAAACAATATTGTCTGAAAAATTATCTGAACTATCTGTTCAAAATGATAAAAATAAAGATTCTTCTTCAGAGGCATTTTTAAAATTTATATCAGATTCTAGAGACTGGGCATACCAATATATAGACGAGGTCCAAGAGGGATTAAATAAGTTTATTACTGACATAGAGCCAGAGATTAATTACTTTAAAGAGTACGGAGATCTTGGTTCTATGTCCCCAAACTATTATTCTATGAAAAAAATCAGCAACTCGTATGACGAACTAAAGAAACTATTGCCAGACGACTATGGTAAAATAGTATAATGATAATTCTCAAAGGCAAAGGAAACCTAAATGCATTTATATGCGAGGAAGAATTATGTCAAGATGAGAGTACACAGATTTGGGCAAATTCTGAAGGTAGGATTGTCGATTTGTGTGATTTACACTATAGTGAAGCAACAAAATAAAAGGAGAAATAAAATGAACACAACACAACTAAAAGCAATGCTTGCATCTTACGGACGATCAGTACTAGGTGCTGCAATTGCACTTTACGCTTCAGGCGTTACAGATCCAAAGACACTAGCATACTCACTACTTGGTGCAATTGTGCCTGTAGTATTGAGAGCAGCCAACCCTAATGATGCAGCATTCGGCAAGATGCCATCAGTTGAAGAGGTAGATGTAGCAGTAAAGACTGCTAAGGTAGTCAAGAAGGCACCTGCTCGTAAGAAGGCAGCAGTAAAAAAGAAGTAGTATAATAGATACTATTCCGCTATGAGACTTTAAAAGGTTTTACAACGGATGCTCCTTCGAGTGGAGAGTTAGCAGGAGTCGAATCTTCGTGGCTAATAGACCTGAGCAGTCGTCTATAAACTGCTCATTTCTTATGCTATAATATTAATACCTGCCCAAATGGGGGGTAAATTAACTTATTCGCTTGAAAGGGGAATAATATGACAAAAACACCATTGGATTTCTTTAATGATCCATTCTTTAGTACCTTCTCAAATTTTCAGAAGGTAACAACAACAACAAACTATCCACCTTATAACCAGGTTAAACTAAATGATACAGAGTATATTCTGTCATTTGCTTTGGCTGGTTTCTCTAAGGATGATGTCTCAGTATCGCTAGACAATCGCAGACTTACAATCAAGGGCGAGAAGCAGGATGCTGAGTTACCAGAGGGTGCGGAGTATCTACATAAGGGCATTGCTGCTCGTAAGTTTACTGATATCTTCACCCTTCCTGAGTTTGTTGAGGTAGTTGGGGCTGAG